AACAAACGTTCCTTTGTTCCTATCCACATTCCCCTGAAACTGACGTACCGTGTCTTGTGTGCTTTGCTTGGCAGACGTGAAGCCCTCGCCTTCGGTCTTATAGATGCCACCTTTGGGGTGCTTTACTTTAATAGGCTCCTGCTTTTTATCATAAATGCCTTTGGCAGGAAGTTCGCTTTTTGCCTCGAAAGCATCTCTTTTAAGTTCATTTGTTAGTTTTGCTTCGCCTGTTTTTTTTGATCGTGTCTGCTCTTTCAAAACTTTGTCAACTTCTGACAGCATTCCTGCTGTTCGTTTTGAAATGCGTTTGCCCGTTTCTTTGTTTGTGAATACGGCGGTTTTTCCTGAAGAAGTAAGTTCAACAGTATAACCCTTCTTTTGAAGTTCGTTTATTTCTGCACGTTCTTGTGTTTCTGCCAGTGGTTCAGGCTTTTTTGCGTCCTGCTCTTTTACCTGCTTCAATCCTTCGGTTCGCTGTGCGTCTCTCTTGGCTTGTGCCGCGTCTAATGCTTCTTGATTCGCCTCTTTCTCTATTATGGAAGGAGCAACGTTTTTATCAAAGTATTCCTGATCTTCAATGTTCTTTCTTAATATCTGTTCTTGCAGTTTTTCATCAAGCTCTATTGCCCGTTTTTTCTCTATCGCTTTTTGTTTCTCTTCCGCTTCATATATCTTTGCGCCCTCTGCGCCGGCCTTGGCTTCTTCTTTTTCTTGTGCCTTTTGTTCTGCGGCTTTTTCTTTCTCGATCTTGGCGGCTTTTTTTTCTTCCGCAAGCCAGCCTTTTTCTTCTGCTTCTCGAAGTTTCTTCTGACGGGGAGTCAGTGGTGTTTTTTCCTTTTTGCTTTCCGCGTCTTTAAAGCCTGCTTTTTCCGCCTTCTTGATACCTTTGAACACGTCGCCAATCTCTTTCGCTATTACAGGAAATTCTGCCTCGATGTCCTTTCTGTAATCTTCCAGAGTGATTTTTATGTCTACGTCCTTGTCTTCTGCACGAAGCTCTGCCAGCCGATCATTCACGATTTTCTCTACGTCTACGTTCTCTTTGATAACCGCACTCTTCGCCGCTTCGTACTCTTCCCCTTGAAACTCTTCGTCTTTTGAAACCTTGGTCTCATCAACAACCTTCTTAATGGCTTCTTCGTCTTTTAGAAACTTTACAGGGTCATCACCAACAATATCCTTGATGCGAGCTTTTTTGTCTGCTTCTTCTCTGGCTACTTCTGCGGCTTCTGTTCTGGATATTTGCTCTTCTGCTCGTAATGCCTGTTCATTTTTGAAGTACTTCTCTTGGTCAGGAAAAAACTTCTTCATCGTTTCGTCAAATCGCTCTTTAGGAGACATTCCAATAAACGCCTTGGCCTCTTCTTTCTTCATACCTCCTTTTTGCAGGTCTTTTATGACTCTTCTATATTGCTCTGCGGTCAGATTCTCTGCTTGTGGTATCTTCCCAACAAAGTCATCGACCCTTTTAACTGCATCAGGAGACGTTTTGTATCTATTTGCAAGGATATCAGATGGTATTTTGAATTTTCCACCATTTCGTATCACGTTGGGATTCGTAATCATGGAAAAGACAAGGTCTGATCCTGCAATTCCTGCGGCTTCTTGGATAAAGTACGGAAGATAGTCTTCGCCATGCTGTTCTATTGAGTTATTCAATGCCTGCTTGTATTGACCGCCTAACTTAAAACTGAATGGTGTATCACTCGTTTTCGTTGCCGACCACAGGCTGTTGAGCACCAAATCAAGCGCCTTTGTCATAAACTTCGTATTCGCCATCTTTGACCATGCAGGCGTATTCATATAGCCGATAGAAGTTATAAGGCGTGTGAGTTTCTGTTCTGTTACATCAGAACCACCTTCAGTCTCGCTTATAACCGTACTTAGTCCTGCCATCTTTGTGCCTTGAATTAAGTTCTGAACAAATTTTGCTGATTTTATCTTGCCTGACTTAGCAAGTCCGTCTGCAATCTTTCCGAATTTATTTGCCGTTCCACCGTATGTCATTCCTGACACGCCTCTTATCACAAGAAGATGCTCTATAACCTGCATAACCATTAAATCAGTCGCAAGAGCCATTCTGGTAGCCTTTGTTGAGAAGTCATCCCCGCCCCGCTCCTCTATAGCATCCTCTAAGGCTAGGGTTGTGGCTTCGTCCCAATCTTTTGTGGTGGACAATACAGGATGATCTATGATCTTCTGAAGACTCTTTGTAAACCCAGATGTTTCCGTCTTCTCTTCACCCATAATGGTTTTAGATATGTAGTCAGGAAACTCTCTTGCCGCCTGTATCGCTTGAAGTGTTCCGCGTATAGCCGCAAAAGGAAGGTCTATTGTCATAGCCCCGACCTTTTTGACGAACTCTGGTGCTACTCCCTGCATTTGATGTTTTGCAAAATCAGCTTCACGCCCTGTTCTTGCCGCTTCTAAATATGCGAGTCCTGTCTGTGCTTCGACATGTGCGTTCTTTTTACGCTGGTCGTATTCTGCTTTGGTAATTTCGCCTTTTGCAAATAGTTCTCGGCTGACCTTGTTGTCTGCACTTGTCCTTTTCAGAATTTCTTCACCAGATTTCTGAAAATCCATGTCCTGCTGGGCGGGCTTGAATTTATCGAAAGCAATCTCTCGCATTATGCCAATGCGCTCTTCACGCCCCATGTCCTGTTCTTCTGGCTGTGATGCAAGAACAGCCTGTCCCGCCGCGTTAATAGCATCGGTCATATCACCGCCTACTGGTGCAGGAGGAGTAGACAGTACTGTTTCACCCGCTATGTTAATGGCGTCTACTCGGCTTTGTTTTTCTTCAAGCACTTGTTGGGCGGCACCGTTAATATCGTCTTCTGTCAGTGCCGAACTATTTGGGGGACGTGCTAGAACCTGTTGCCCTGCACTGTTTATATCTTCGAGAAAGCCCATATCTATCCCTCTGCTTGAGTTTTGTCTAATTTCATTTTAATAAGAAGTTTCACAAATGCTCTTTTCTGCTCGGCGGTTTCCAACAAACCTAGATTTTTTTCCATTGTTATCTGCTCGGAATGTGTCGCGTTTTTGAACACTTCTGTCCATGCCCCTTTTTCATCAGATTCAAGTTCTGCATCAACAGCAACCATCGAAGAATACTTACCTTCGTATCCTTTCTCTTGCTTTTCAATAAGAGTTTGACGTTCTTTTTCCCGTCTAGCCGCCTTTGTTCCAATGGCATTCCGTCTTTCTGCATACCTTTTGGCTTCATTCTCTTTGAGCGTCGCATCAGCAATCAGTTTTGCCGCGTCTTTGCTGGCTTGTGTTGCTGTTTCCGTTACTTCAGCGTCTCTTTCTGCTTTGGCTTTTTCCGCCTCTTCCCTAAGTCTTGCCTCTTCTTGTTTGAGAGCTTTTGCGTCAGCGAGTTCCTGCGCCTTTGCATCCTTCGCCGCTTTCGCATCACTGCGCTTTTGAGTCATTTCAGCTACACGCTTCTGGTAGTCTGCCATTGCGGTGTCGGCTTTTTTCAGCTTTTCAGCCCGTTCTTTGCGTGTTCCCTGTGCTCCGAATTGAACTGCACCTTGTGCTAGTTCCTGATTACCACGTTCTAACGCTCCGTCAGGCGCACTAGGGTCACGGTACTTATCAAACACATTGCCTATACCCATGCTTCTGGCCGCGTCTATCGCGTCTTGTGACGGTTGTGCGCCTCTGCCTACTGCCAAACCTCGCAAGCGATCCTCTTCCGTGAAATCGCCATTAAATCCAGAAGCACGTCCTACCCGTTGCAACTGCTCATTGTATGCCTGCGTTGCTTGACCTGCTTGGATTGGGGTTTGTTCTCGATATGGTTCCGCACCACCTGTCACCGTTACGTCACCAAATTTTGTGTTCCTTGTGACCCCACCATCAATGAGCATTCGTTTTTTTGATTGTGCGTATGTTTCTTCTGGATATGGGCTAGGCGCGGAAACAGGCGTAAACGTTTGCCCCCCGCCTTCAACAGGTTGCGTTGCACTTGCAAGTCTTATCTTGTTTTGTTGAAAGCGTTTCAAATTCTCTAAATCGTCAACATCTTCTGAACCCTCGGCTACGGTTGGCATTCTTTCCACAGAGGGAACTACGGCTTGTGTTTTGACTGGTGCAGGAGTTTGTTTTATAGGTTGCTTCTGTCCTTTTCCCCACTGCGAGTCCTGATACCATTTAGCAATTTCTTCTTGTGTCATATCCTGCTTTTTAGGGAAAGGAAGTACCCGCGTCGCATTTACCACATTCCTAAATAAGTCACTCATGTCATTCTCCTATTTTCCATTATATTACATAAAGCTCTGTGTCTCGTCAATATTAAGCATGTAACCATCCACTTGTGTCAATCGGATAGTAGGTATAAGAAGGGGCATATCCAATATCTATCGCACAATGATACGCGCCTCTTTTCGTGTCCCATAAATTCCAGTTAATCATACTACTCGCAGAATATGTTCCGCATACAATGTTTCTACGATAATTGCGAAATCCGATAACCCCGTTTGCACAAAAGACGTCTCCTGATTCCATCAAGCCTCTAGCATTCAATTTTGTGCCATCTATTTCCATATAATCATCTGCTATGCCAGAGATCAGAATAGTTTCTCCGCTTAACGCTGGTGTATTTGGCCCCGCCCCACTCGTTGCGAGTCTTTCAGAATAACCACACCCAACAGGGTCAGTCCATTCGCCACTTGATTCAATAGCGTTTTCTGCAATCACTCCTCTTAAAAATGTTAAATACGGAATGAAACTATTTATAAAAAGAGCCATCCATGCTTGTAAGTTGTCTTCAATGGATATATATGCCAATGGCTGTGTGGGATCACCCCAAGAGAGATTACACGTTTTTAATCCTGCTGAACTGTATATCTGTGTCTCTTCAGTACCAGTAAGGAGTCCATTCCAAAACGAAGCAAGCTGTATGTCATCGCCACGCTTTACGGGGTATATTTTTGTGTCTAACACAGGAAGAAATATTGCTTCTCTCCGCTCGTTGATAGCATCAACAATCTCGTTGATAACTGCGGCTTCTGTCCAGTTAGTTTCGTTTATAGAAAATTCAGCCATTAGTGCGCCCTCAACCAATCCCACACTACTTCTCCGCTCTCATTTCTATACATTGGCATATACTCATCTCCGCCATCAGGAATAAGCCCTCCAAATACATAGGCGTTGGATGTCTGAATTTCCTTTATCATTTCGGCTGTTCCATCCATATACATATAGGCTACAGGAATGACAAGAGACCCGCTACTGCTTGGTAGTGCTCCTGACGCCATTTGGTTCACTGTGTATGTTGGCTCGGGTAATCCAGAGACAATTATCTCTATGTAAATATATTGGCCGCTTACAAATGCTACGGTGTAATCGCTTATGGCAGTAATAGTAGACAAAAAAGTGGTTGTAGCTCCCATGCTTTTAACGACGGTGACACTTCCGCCAGCAATTTTTACATTTGCTCCATCTCTGGTACAGGCAAACGAATGAGGTATAACATCATTTCCTTCGTCGGGTGCCATTCCCCACCCCGCCATTGCCCCCTCTTTAACAAGCACCTCTCCGTCACCACCTATGCTAGGCCCCCTGATTTCTGCTGGCACATTAGCGTTTATCTGTCCTACAACATCCTCATTAGTTGCCTTCTGATTTAGTTCGATCTCTAGCATTGCCAGTTGATCCTGCAATGCCTGTATCTGTCCGAGAATCAAATTGGATTGCGATGCTTCAAATACTCCCATTATGCCACCACCATTGATCTTTCTTTTCTGGTTGCCCTAAAGATTCCATTCCCAACTGAACTTACACCAGAACCTTCATACCCGTCGCGTACAAAAGATGCCGCGCTATCACTGTCCATGAAGTAGCTAACAGTAACGGTATATTTCCATTTCATTTTAACCTTGTTCCAGTTGGTCATAAATGTCTTTAATGCGACTTTTGTCTTATTCGCCTTATCTTTATATTCCCAATCCTCCGCAACATAAGTGCTTCGATCATCGGTAAATGTTGGGCCATAGTAGGAAAAACTATAACCAGCATCTTCGGCTATCAACGTCACTGTTTTAATATAGTCGTATAGTCCAAATTTATTTATAGTCACGCCAGAGTAGACTTCTCCGTTTCTCGTAGCAACAGGCATGCTTTGCATGTTCCTATGAATAGATGTCTCCATCTTGGCTATCCCCGCAATTTTAGTAACAGTTGCGTCTGTCTCAACGGAAAGGATCGGAGTTGTTGTTGTCTTGCGAACATTGTATAACCCAAATTCATTTAGCTCGTGACTTCCTGATTCAACAGTGTTTCCTGTCGGAGCATCAATCGTCGGATCACTAGCGTTTCTCGTAACAGTTGTTTCCTGTGTTTCAAACGCATTGCCGCCTGCGGGATACTCATTATCCCCAACATCTGGTTTGGGGACGGTTTTGCTTACCGATTCATCAACTATGCCGTACTTATTTATATCAAACGATGATCTACCTGCCTCGTTTGAAGATATTCTTACACCAGTAGGTGCCGTTATATTTCTACTTCGATCCGTCGTGGTAGTCTGAAATGCGTTCTCTCCTGTCTTTATTTGTTGAACGTTTTTTGTCCTAGCTTCATCGGTAGATTTCTCTGTCCTATAATTGCCTGCGTCAGTAGGGGTAGAACGATGAGTAACCACATACCCTTCACCAGCACTGGGAACTCCTAAATCCTCGCCTTGTGTATGACTCTCTGTCTCTATAACAGAAAGAGGGGATGCCTGTCCGCCTCTTGCCTCTTGGTCAACAACTGTTTCGTCGAACAAATCATAATCGAATGTCCCATCTGGATTGATTCTGTGATCCAATCTTACTATATGATCTTTTACTTGTGAAACAGCAGGCGTAGACGTTGCGTTATGCGCTCCTTCCCTGGTCGTAATTGAAGCCGCACTAGCCTTGATTGTTCTTGATGTGTTGTTCTGTAAGATTGATCTGATTGTGCGCTTCACCGTCTGCCATAATCCATTAGGCTTTGGAGTGCTTCGCGTTTCCATGATGCGCCTTGCGGTCGGAGCTTCTTCTGAAAGGATTTCCGTATTCCCTGTCCAACTTTCGTCAGTAATCTCCTCTCGTAAATCAATTTTGTGAAATCGCCCTTCGAGACTTGTTTCCAGCTCTGTCTCTTTAATTATCTCAAAAGTTCCGTCTTCATTCTGTCTGCGTGAAAGCGTTGTAGTTTCTCCCTGTAAAGGCGTATCTATTATGTCGGAACTTGTATTAGACAAAGAGCTTCGCGTCACCGTGTTGGCCTCGTTCTGTTTAACAACAACTGTTCCGTGATCTATCTCACTGCGTACTTCTGTGCTTTCAATCGTGTCGAAGGTGCTGTCTTCGTTCACTCTGAATGTCTTGCGCCTTGTTTCCCCATCTGCAACGTCTAAAATGCCGCTTGCCTCCCTTGCGTTTTTGGTGATACTCTGCGTGGTTTCCGTATATGTTTGTTTTTCTACAACAATGTCAGTCGTCGAGTTTTTTTCCTTACTGGTTCTGGTCGTTACAGAAACGTCTTTAGAACCATCAGCATTGTCACGCTCTGTTTTACGAAGAACCTGTCCGATAGTTGCTACGCCTAACTGGACTGGATTTATACTGTTCTTGTATCGCCATTCATCCGTAGAAGCTAGTTCGGTATCGCCTACTTTGTCGCTTATTGCGGTCTGGACAGGCTTACTCATTCTGGTTTCCATGCGTGTGCGAAATGTTCCTTGTGGAGTAGGCTCATTAGAGGTAGTAACGACAACCCCTTTTTTGCCGCCCGTAGCTTCTACTACGTCTTCTGCTGACGTTTTGCTTTCACGAAGAGTTGTATCAAAATACCCATCAGTAGAAGTGTGTCTTGCTACTTCCTGATTGGCAATCGTTGCGTCATTCTCGATGATGTCAAACGTACAGTCATCGTTGATACGTACGTTCTGGTTTTTTATGTGGTGCTGTTCTTTGGAAGGGGTTTCTACTGAACACGCACCTCTTGTGGTAATAGTCTGCGTAGTTTTTGCCTCGTTTATATCAGAGATATACTCTTGCTGTACTGCCGCCATGCGAGTTCTTTTGATTATCTGGTAGTTGTACTTGCCATTTCGTTGCTGGGATACACCTCGAAGCCTATATGTGATTCCTTGGCTTCCACTGGGGAGAGTTACGGGAATAGATGCGGCTCCAAAAACAAAAGTCGTGTGTTCTGCTATCTGACAAGTGCTTTCTGTAAGCACTCCGCTCACCGCGATCTCTATAACGGCACCAACTTCTACACGAATATCAACAAGCCCGTTGCCATAGCTGAATGACGGTGTTACAGAGTCGCCCTCACTCTGATACAGGTCGCAAATACCTTGTGCAAGTTGCTTAGGAACTCCCGTATAGTAATAGGTAGTTGCTCCGTCAGGTAGTCCAAAACTGCTCCTACCTGATATGGCAAACGTAGAAATATTCCCGTAAAGTGCTTTGATTGTATACGTGCCGTCATCCTGTTTCTCGGACGTAGCATCAATAAGATACCATGTTCCAGCAGGAAGCTCGGGAAGATCGTCTTTCGTTTCAGGCATTGAGTGAACAATGCTGTTTTCTGAAGCAGGATCAATATATGGAAAAGAGAACGTGAGATAGCGTTCCTGCTCATCACCACCATAAAGCTCTATGTTTGTTCCAGCAGGGCGTATGCGATCAAAGAGTATTCTGGCAGAGTCCCAATTCAGTTCTGTGTAGTACCCTTTTTTGAGCGTCTGAACAACGCCTCTTGAACGATTATCATAACTGATCTTTTCTGTTCGCCACACCCCAGAGAAATTTCTGAAATCAGTGACTATATCAGTGTAGACCAGTTGATTCGTTTTCAGCCATTCAATGGCTTCGTATGAAAGTGACTCTCCCACGCGATAGACCAGCGTCAGTTCGCCGTCATCATCAAAACCTGTAACATCGGAAGATGTGATTTTTGCGTGTCCAACTTTAAGCGTATCTACATCAAGACGTTCTTCAAATCTTCCGCTCATGTGAGGCTCTCCTTTAGTCTTCGCTAAAATATGTTTCTGGCTCGTTGTCGTCCAGATACATACGTTGAGAGTCACCTAATGCCCTTGTGTAATCAGCTTCGGGGTTGCCTTTTGGAATGGTGTTCCATTCTTGCATTTTTGTCATAAGAGCGATGATTCCGCGATAGACACAGTTGTAGTGCTTGTCAGCAATATCTATATCTTCGTCCATACTGGTAGGAACATCGAACTCAACAAAAGTGCGGCTCAACATGTCGTATTTCACCGACAGAAGAGCCGCAAAGAATGCTTCTTCAAAAGGGGTTGAATTGCCATATACTCCAAGCTCATCGGAAACTCTATCGTACAGTGATTGAGTGTTTATGCTCATGGCATCCCTTAGTCAATGTCAAGACCAAAGGCTTCTTCGAGCTTCGTAATAACCTTGTCTAATTTACGGGCAAGGTATCCAATGGACTTTTTCAGGCTTTCATTTTCGCTTGTAGATTTTGCGGGTGCTTTTTTTTCTGTCATTTTGTTTCTCCTGTGATGGGCTTCTTTTTCTTTATTTGTGTGAAAAGATGCGGCGGGACAGGAAGAGAGTAACAAAAACCATCCCGCCGCACCTGCTTGTACCGAAAGGGCTACGAGATTTCGCCGCCTCTCCAGATTTTTCGTGGACTTCCGAGGCCAAGACCAAACGCAAAGCGTACACGCTGTTGCGTGATGTCAGGATTGTCACCAACCCACGTTTTGAAGTCAGGGCGTTGACGCCAGTAGAACCTCAATTCGTTGGTTTCCGATTTGGTGTCGCCTAACAAGTAGTACAGGCACGAATCGGTCAGGTAGTCATAGACTTCGTACGGGAACGCCTTATGCAAGGTATTCACCGTGTTGTAGGCATTCAGAGGATTCTTATCAGAACCAAGAATTTCTTCAACGGTTTTTTCGTCGTCAGGGCGAATGATGAGCTTCTTGATGTACTGTGGGTACAACCGTCCGTTTTCATCCGTCATTTGACGTGCATTCAACTGGGCAGTCCAGAGCGAAGTAGGAGTAATGGCAGAAGCCGCCTCCATATTGCTCCAAGTACCAGCTTCGGGATTGGCATTGGGACGCGCCGAATCAATAAGATACATGCCGTCATCAGCCAACACGGGTGCGCTTGCAGGATTGACACCACGATTGAACAAGTCAGCCAGTGCGTATTCAATGGTCATGTGACCGTTGACAGCCATGTCTGACTGCATTCCACGCGCAACTCCTACGTCATCAATCTCTTCGAGCGTACGCTCAATTTTGATTCCTTGACGGTAGTTATACGTCCATACTTCAAACGAGAACCCGTCTGCACGAGTTACGAACGGAATATCATCAGCATCACGGTTCTGTCCAACGATACCACCAATAGTGCGATAAGTTTGGAATTTCGCGTGTTCCTGCTTAATACTTCCTTCAGACACATACCGCATGCCTTGACGCGGGGTGTCGAAGTCACGCTTGAACACCTTGTCAAGACCACGCGCTAGGGAGGCCTGGAAGAGTTCTTGCGTGTTAATATCTGAACCCGATTTCTGAATCGGTGTCTTGCCACTGGCAACTAAATTCATATCAGCCATAATTCATACTCCTAATTAGAGAAACAGTGCTTGTTTCATGGTTGCACGAACGAACTTGCCTGTACCGTCAGTGCCTGCGACACCCGTATCTGCAATCATCCATTTGGTTTCGGAATCTTTATCAGTTGCGACAAATAATCCTGTTGCTCCGCTCACGTCTACATCGAGTCCAACAACATTCGTTGCGCTCATGTAAGCACCGTATGCGGTTCCCTGTGCGACATTAGCCTGTGTCGGTGCGGTTGTACTTGAGGCCGCAACTTGAAGCTCAAGTACGGTATCAGAGGTAACTTCCTGCACTGCTACAAAGACGCTTTCGCCTTCTGCTGAACTGTCATGGTCGGTCAACGCAATAAAGCGTTTCGCACCAGTAGTATAGCCAGTGGTTGTCGCAATGACAGAAGCGGCTGAACCACTTGTGCCAATACGCTTAATAAAACCATCTACCAGATAAAGCAGTTCGCCTTTTTTCCAATCTTCTGAAGCGGCAGTACCATCACTATAAAACGCCTTGTATACGTCTTTCGTAACTGGCCCACCATGTTTTACGATTTTCACCGCAACTGTAGCTGTAGTAGCCATAATTAACTCCTATTAGTTGTCATCTGTTTTCCTGACAATCGGTACTTTAGCCTTTGCCTTCTGTGTCAGATGGCCTGAGACGTTAGCCCGATGCAGTTTGTCTTTAACAAGATCGTAACTTCGGTTCTGCCGTCCGTGTCGCACTCCGTCATCCAGTTTCTTTTCACGTCTGATAAGAGGGTCTCCATTGTGGTGAACTACGTCACCATCAACTACTACTTTCTCGTATCCGTTCGCTTCCAGTTCACTGTCTTTCACGTCATGCCTGTGGAACTTATAGGCGTATTCACCATCAAGTTTCGTATGCTTGTTTATCAATGCTGTCCGTTCGTCCGTTGAGCTTAAAATAGACTCTACCGTTGGAGCGGGTTTTCTTTTCATTTTCGATGTTTCAGCCATTATTTTTTTCCTTCTTTTGCGAATCCGTTTGCTTCGTTATACCCATGCTTATCCAAGAAGGCATCTACAGCCTTATCAAACTTCGCCGAGTCGCTGTTAGGCAAGGCCACTCTCTGTCCAGAGACAGAAGGCATTGCCTGTATATACTGCGGCTTTGGAGAAGTTCGCTTGGCGATTATAGCAAGTGCTTTGTCATCTAGTCCTTCAAGCCCCTGTTCGGTCTTTAGTTCTGCGATTTCGTCTGCATATTGCTCAATCAGCGCATTTTGTTCCAAAACTTTTGGATCAAACCTGCTGTATTGTTCTTTCAACGCGGAATCCCGCATATCAAGTAATTCAACAAGCTCTTTTTTGAAGCTGTCGATTCCCGCTGAACTGTTTCTACGCACTTCTTGAAGTAACGCTTTCAGTTTTTCGGGATTGTCAACAAGATCAATCGCTTCTACATCTGATAACCACGGAGTTTCTTCTTTTGCAGGTTCAACCTGTTGATTGCTTGTCTGCATGAAGCCTTCCAATTTGCCCGTAACTTGATCTAACTGGCTTTTCAGGGCTTTGTTCTCCTGACTAAGTTTCGTTGACCAAGACTGAACCTCTTTGTATTGCTTCTCAAAGTCAGTCGTGTTTTCGATGGGTTCTTGATTCTGATTGTCTTCCGTTGCGGAAGATTCGTTATCAAAATTATCCATATCGTTATTCCTTTACTACACTATGTTTATGTTTCTGTCAACTGATCTTTTGCATTTATTATGCAACGGATCACCTCTTTGAATCCTTTTATCTTTCCACGCAGTTGTTCGTCATTATCCATGACAAGCCTAGCTGTGTAAGAATCAATCATTTCGTTTAAGACTGGAAGCAGTCCGTCTTTGAACTCTGTGGTGTCATTTATCTGTGCAATCATTCGCATTTTTCGCTCTTCCATTACGCCATTCCTCCCTGTTCAGGTGAAACTTCCTGCGCTCCTGCGTTCTGCTGTTCTGCCTGAAGAGTGGCTTGTGTAGCAGATTTCTCTTGGAGTTTGTGCTGTTGAATGTGCATCTTCATATCTTCAATGTTCGGGTTCTGATCTTCGATGCCAAAGTATTGTAGCAATGCCCCTTCGTGTTTCCTGATATGAACCACGTCATTATCATCCGGATGAACTTCTGCCTGTTCACCGTTTTGGAGTATGGCAATGTTCTCAAATTCTGCCATGCGTCCTGCATCACCATCTTGAGGCGTCTTGATATACTTATCCCCATTGAGTCCTGACTTAAAGAATACGTCCTTCATCAGTTCACCAATGTCAACTTCATGGCTTGCTGATTTGAGCAGTTGTGGAGACTGTGCAACCATACGGATCACGTCACGAATAACATTGGCAGAAGTAATGTCGTCTTTGTACTCATCCACAATGTTGATCTCAATATTAAATTCTCCCTTGAAGTCCGTTGGGTAAACATCAGGGATGAGGGGCATATCTGTAATCTGTTGGATGATTTGAGGGCTACCATACGTTTTCCAGAATGACAGATACTTGCGAGCCATAAACTCACACTTTTGGTCTATGACGTAACTGATCCATACAAGATTCGGCTGTTGTGTCTGTGAATTGATATAGCCTGCCTCTGTAGCCGTTGTTCTGGCTCCATAAGATTCGCCTAGCTGGTTTTTATCTGTTGACAAAGCCATACGCTGGTCTTGCTGGATATATTCAAGCAGTCCTATGGTGCTTTGGGTGTTGTCCCTGACCGTCATTTGTTCTACTGCGTTCATATCGTATACATGCCACAGCGCGTTTTTCTTAAATGTAAAATCCTTTACCATGTGCATCCCGTCAAGCACTTTGAGGGGAGGTGTATTGACCAGAGCCATATTGTCTACTGCCATCTCTTTGAGAGTGCATTCAGTAGAGTAATTACTTCGTATCACGTCAGCAGGTGCGACATGGTAGAGCAGGTCTGCATCATCTGGATACATATTGACCATTTCAATAGGTATTTCATCATCTGGGTCAGGATTGCGAATGAGGGTCATCATCTTGCCAGAAGAAATGTCGTTGCCTATCACAACTCCCAAGTACCACACTGGTACGGATTTCTTTTCATCCCAATTCTTTCCGTCAATCGGAACACGGTGGTAAATGCCCCACTTAAGATAGATGTCAGATAGTGAGTTTTCATCCCACCCCAAATTAAGGTTCTCAAGCATGGATTTCTTAAAGTCTGCCCCAGTAGTGCCATCCCATATCTGATCTTCACCAAGTTCATCGTACATCTTCTGTGAATATAGGCCGTTGTTCACATCATTGAGAATGTCTGACTTATGGACGAGACTCAATACGACCACACTGGTCTGATCTTGCAGATTTCCAATATATGGATCGGCATATAACTGTGAAATATTGATATTTGTCTGCGTAGGATGAGCGGCTACAACCATTTCCTTTTCAGACACCTTTGTTCCTGTTTGAACAACCATTTCTGCGCCTGTTTCTGGTTCAACGACTGTCTCATAGGTGGGTTCTGCTACCTGTACGGCCTTAACTTCAAATTTCCACTCGATCATAAGCGGGATATTGCCATATTTGCACAATGCAAACCAGAAATCTGTGGCTTTCTTCTTATATCTGTCATGTTTCATGGTATAGCGAGTCAAAGAGTTCTGCTGATTAGCTTCTGCTTCTCCTTCTTCCATTGAATTATGGACTCCAGCGGCATAAATAGACTCATACTTCCACGGAGCAGGACGTGATAACTCAACCGAGACGCCTGTTGACGCCATCTGATTGACCTGCCTATGGAACAAAGTAGAACCAAGATTTGCCCTGTTATCGTCTGTGAGATTGGCTCCTTTTGACTTCTCTGACTCATTCAGTGTGCGATTTTGGGCGCACTTGTTCATGTAGTCAGCAACCTTCCATGTATCCTCAAACTGCTCTCGCATACTCTTATTCTGCTCGTATGCTGACTGTGCTATTTGCTGAAATTTCAAAGAGACATCTTCGTTTTCTGCAAGATTAGTGATGGTCATGTTTTGTTTTGGTGCCATTTTATACCTCGATTATGTAAGCCCTGTTTGCTTTGTCGTCCATAATTAACTTTTCCCGAATGAAGTATAATTTCTGATCCATCGCCTCATCTGGTTTCCATTCTTTTAGATAATTCGACAATGCCGGACACACTAAAAAACTTCTTCCGTTACAGTTCTCCTTTCTTATATACCTACATTTCGGACCCACGTCAACTATTTCTGCATATTGAGTTGCGTCTACGGTTGCGTCAGGTTTGTAAATAAGCACACTTCCATCATCATCACGCACATGGTCATTGATTGCCTGATTGACTAAAATCCAGTCTCCATTCGGGTCTACTTCCATTGTCTATCTCCTTAATACCCAGTATATGGGTCTACTGCTCTTTTGGCTACTGTTCCACGATAATCATCATCATCGTCATCAAATTCGTCTTTCTCCATACGTCCAAAGCCCTCCACAAACCGTGGTGGTATCATAATCATATACCTAAACGCATCCATATCATGGTCATCTTTGGCTTCGGGTCGCTCTGCCAGATAGTCTCCTGACACCTTTGACTTGCGTGTAACTGCCTTGTTCACATAATGCTCTATGTGATTGATGAACTTTGCCTGATTTCTGAATACAAACACCCGTGGTCTTCCCATCTCGCCAGAATGCGGATTCTCTTTTGAGAAGTCAGGATTCAGCCACTCTTTCACAATAGGAACAGTGAGATAAGTATCATCAGTACATGCAGGATGTACGAGCAACCCGCTATTCTGGAACATTCTACCTAGAGTCATGGTTGAGTTTGGCGTTTTCGTCTTGATTGACCTGCCATCCATCACTGTTCTATAAAATTTTCTGCCAGAGAATATCTCTTTATACCGCTTGTAAACCTGACCTGTTCTGGGGTCAAAGCCTTTGTCTACGCATACCAGTTTGTTTCCTGATCGCTTGACCACTTCTTGGGCTATTTCAGATACAAGCGCATTTGGTTTCAGCCAAGTATCATAGATGTAGAGGTCGCCTTCAGGATTGACTGCTCCCCATACACATGCTGTAGGCTGGACTCTTCCCCAATCTAATGCCCTGAAGCATGTCCACGTCTTGGGTATGTCGAATGGATCAACCAGGTGTATCTTGCGATCCCACTCATCGTATACAAGCCCTCCTGTTTCATGCCACCCACCAAACAAACGAGATTCCCCCTCTTTACGTGTTTTTCTATCACCACGTTCTTCTGGTTCCTGTATCCATTTCTTATAGGCAATGACTTTTTGCTTTTCAGGATAAATCCAGTCAGGGACTCCATTGAGCATGGATTGCCGATAGAACTTGACGTTATGACCTTTCGTCACGAAGTTGTTATCAAGATCATGTATCCAAGTGCCTGCTCCTGTATCTGGTCTGCCTTCGACCTTATGAGGCGTCAGAGAGAATACATGTCTACCATTACGAGTACGAAGACGTTCATCAGCACCATCAAACTTTTGCTCTTCTCCCTGTTCATCCCATAAAAATCTGTCTACTGCTTGGGATTCATAAGGTGTCTGACTCATTGAATAGTACATAAACCAGAGATTGAGTTCAGGAGTCATCACTCGTGGAATGGTCTGGAAGTTTATCTTCTTGCGCCCTTTTCCCTCAATAACATAGTTACCTAAATATGGTAGCGGAGTCCAAAGGCGCACTACTTGAGGCCAGATAGTAGACTCTATATTTACTCTCTCATAAGATGCAATGGCTGTAACAAACCCGTCTTTCGGCGGTGCAAAGGGTCGCCATGTAATGCCATGCTCTGTGAATATCTTCCAAGTCGGGTCACATGGTACGATGTCTAGCAGAAGATCAATCCACCCAGCGGTAGTTTTTCCTGTGCGATTGCCAGCAAGCAAGCCTTTGATGTCATGCTCTGTGTCGTTGAGAAAACGGCGCATGTTCAGGCCGTTAGGACAATAGAACTGCAACGGGTTGGTATTTTGCTCTTCACGAAGATAGTCCACCATTTCTTGTTCTGCCGGATGTTCTTTGAGCCATTCTTTATCATACGAGACTATAGTGCGACCAAGGTAGAGGTTTTCCCGCCCGACTCTGTTCTTCACCTTTTCCATGAGTTCAGAGTCTTCATGTGTTTTACCAAAATCACCAAGATAGTCGCTGTACTCTATTTCAAAGTACCCATCTTCTGTGTAGAACTTATATGTCCAGTCTACTGGCCCAGTCCAATTCATTTCTTCCTCGTTCCGCGTTCTTTGAATTTCTTATCAAGGTTGCTAGGCCATCTGCGCCGCCGTGCCGCAAAATTCGGACTGCGATTGTCCTTGTCGCCTTTTCCGTTCTTACTCATGCCCTGCCTCCCATGCCGACTGTGCTATTCTCTTCTCTCGTTCTGCCATCAGTGGCAAAATGCTCTTTTCTCCGTACCCATCCCACCACTCATCAAAACACTCCACTTTACGACCTGCCCCCACCACCTGCCCGTCCAAGTCTTTCTTCGTAGGACGCACAATACCAAGATGCTTATTCAGCTCTTTGCGAAATACCCGAAGCGTCCAGCCATTATCTTCTGCTTGTTTTAGCCAGAACTTCTGCTCAGCAGGGTCTTTCAATTTGGCTATGACCATGTGATGCTCAAATGACACATTAGGGTTGCGCGTGATCTTATCCACATTCCGACAGGCATAGACGATCATTTTAAGTCGGTTAAACGAGTACAGTGTCTCTGATACTGCCCTCTCATATTTGTGAGGAAAGTATTTCTCACCTGCAATGATCCAGTCTCCGATCCACCAAGGCATGTGCCTCACAAACATATTTGTAACCAGACCAATTTCTTCACCCTTCATGCTCCATTCTTCGTACGTCACATCCGGATGAAAACGCATGGCACATCTTGTGAGTGCCACATGTTCAGATGTTTCAAGCATACGAAGCGACTTCTCTTCATCCTGTATGCTGGTTTCTACTTTTCTCATTTAATATCGCCAAACATGGACTATTTTCCATGTCTACTTTCTCAATATCTGTAAACACTCGGTTTTACTAACAAATAACAACATCCCTATATCGCTGATATTACATACATGGAAAGTTAGGGCAAACACCCTTTTCAGGGGGCAAACCCCGTGATTTCGAGCACTTTATTTTCAAAATATCAATATTCCTTAGTAAACTCGGTATACACATTCTCGCCAGCCCTAACTTTAAATTCACTCACCACCAAGTTTCTTCAGAGCATCATCCACCTTAGGCTTGGCTTTAGGCATCTCAACACTAAAACTATTCGCTATTTTCATGCACTTTTCTGCCAACGAAACACGCTGTAATGGTGCCAGTTTCTTGATCTCATTCTCAGTAATACTACCTGCTATATAAGTAGCAATAGCCTCATAACTCCCAGCCATGAACACCCTACGTGCCGCCATAGCGTCAACTAGCAACCCATCTCGATCATGCTGGCTTAGGTAACTATCTATCACTTCGTCACTTATGTCAAGCAATGCACAGATGCGCTCTCGACCCATACCTGTACTAAGCAACGTAAATACGATCTTTACATCAGCAGGCATATCACCCCCGCCTGCAACCCCCAGCATAGTGTCCAGTGGCATAGTTACCAGCGGATCATTAACAAATTCTTCCATTTCTTCTGCGTCACTCATGTCGGTCTCTCTCAAAATGTCCAGTTTTACTAACAAAAACAAACATACACCTACCCACGAGTATTGTCAACAATAATATGCTGTGACAATTTGTCACACCTCCCCACTGCGACATTCTGGCACTCCTCTTTCCGCGCACCCCCAACTCCCAATTTGACGGAATTCCCTAGGAAATACCACGCTTTCCGCGACGGAACACCAGTGAGCAAGGGGACTTATGGCGGGATGCTTCTCCCCGTAGCCCACCCCGCCCCCACGGGGGGATGCGCACCCCGCCGCCCTTCCGTGCGCACGATGTAATTACATTGTGCCTACTCGCTCGCGCACCAACTCGCGCAAGTGCTTGCAAGCGCGTGCTTTATGCGGTTGCGCCTTGCAACGGAAAGCGCAAGGGGTGGAGGGGGAGGAGTATTCGCCTGGTTTCGCGCATCGTTTTTCGCTGGTCGAATTGTGTTTTTTTTGCGTTGTTACATGTAACAAATATCCTTGCACAAAAACAAATAACTTTACTTGTTATTTGCGCTTGACATATTACCATGATGCGTGTACTCTATATTTAATGCTTAAGTACGTTATATTTTATCTCTGCTACTCTATGTGCTATTGCATAGGGATTAACGGTGGAGCATTAAACAAAGGCTATAGTTATTGCAACACGCAAGCTGTAGTCATAACCCTTGAAAGGGGATAAAAATGAGTAAAAAAACAGAAGCAAACAAAGTGGCAAAAACATTCACGGTAACGGATGAATTCAAAAAAACCTTGTCTGCATTTGCAACGGCAACGGAAACACAAGAAAGAAAATCCCTTCCCATCCGTGAGGAAATAGTCTCATTCTGTGGTCCAGAAGTCGACTACAAGGCGTTGTCTTTTGACGAAAAAAGCAAACTGTTCAAAACACGCTTGGCAGTGATTAAGGCGGCTTGCGCTGATTCGCTTGGAAAACGATGGACTGACAAGGTTTATGGTGCTTTTCGCGTTTCGGCTACACGTGCAAAAAAAGACCTTGGTATTATTAAGCCGCCAAAAGAGGATTTAATTCCTCTGCTAACCGACAATCAAACTGCTATGCTTAAAATGTATAACGAAATGACGTTGGAAGAAAAAACTGATTTTGCCGAAATGGCAAACCCTCTTCTCGAAAAAATCAAAGCAACGGAAAGAAAGGTAACAAACAAAGAAGAACAGGAGCTTGTTAGTAATAATCGTGCAATGTTGGCCATTGCATTTTTTAACCTTGTCGCTTAACCTTTCAAGGTTGTACCCCGTGATTTATTTCACGGGGTATTTTTTTTGTCTATATGCTTTGAACGTATACCGTGAAACATGTTTCCTTTGCTTATATGGTCTTTCCGCCTGTTTAGTGTGTACTCATATCATATTTCCCTTTTAACGCTTTATATGTCTTTGTTACGCATCTATGAACAAAGCACAAAGATGATGCACGGCACAAAGCGTATTTATTATCTTTGTTTGCTTGCTAAATTCCCTTGTCATACGCTTGACATGCTTCCTTATATGTGGTATACTATTTTCAGTTAGTAGAGAAAGATTCTTTCCTTGCTACTTGTTCTTTCAAATTTAACCTATAACAGAGAAAGCGTACATGAGCGCATCTTTGAACACTGGGCGCAAGGTCAAAAGCGTAGCACGTTTGAGATATTTGTTACATGTAACAAAATCAAGGTGCAAGACATTGGATACTAAACAGCATAGCAACTTAAAGCACGATGCTTTACAGATTGCCGGAATTGTCACGAAAACAACTCCCTGAAAGATTGGATAGGTTGTGAGTAGTTGAATGTGTATTCTCTTATTTCCCTAGTAACACAAGACACTCTTAAAATGAGTTGATGTAAGCGATAGGGACGGCATGAACAAAATGCGTGAAACTTAAATCCACAACCTTAAATCAAAACTTAATGGAATGGCGAAGATCAAAAGTAATCACACACAGAGTTTATGAACACGGATTAAACTTCGTGGTAGTACGTTAAAGACAATGTGAGAGCATGTGAAAACCACACTCTCACAAGATGAACACAAAATCGAAACGCCTTTAATTAGGCGTCATTGCACCGTGGCGGGTGTGATCTTGAAGATGAAAGCCAGTGAAAAGCACAACAAAGGAGTACAAAGATGAAATACGTCGAAATAGTGTCAACAAGCAATAAATGTGTCACGATGCCCGTAATGAGGGCATCCGATAACCTCATTGCTGAGGTTAAGAAGATAATAACGTTTCAAAACAAGGGTGTGCAAAAAGCATACCCTTATGAATTATCGCAAGTGATCGTAAGGTCATTCCCTGAAAGCAGGGAAACGATAATTATGCCGCCTGAATGTTCAGGCGGATGTCTCTGCTCGGCAGGGACCGAGTACGTATTTTACGACAAAGAAGGAAAAAGAATAGGGACCGGAGTTCCGGCACACTGGTCTAACGAATGTCACGGGTCCCCCCGTGACTGTTCAAAAAAAGAAGTAGTCCCCGTTGAGGGGACAGAATATGTCCTAAAAGAACAATGGGACACCATAAATGGTGGGCGTCAATGGGAGGAATTCGTCCAAGGCGACTATGTCGCCTACCGGAAAACAACTAACAAAGGGAGGAACGAAGATTGACCCAGTACTAGAAGTAATATTTCCAAATCGTTAAAATTAAAACAAAAGGAATGTAAAATGACACAAGAAAATACACTGAACAGTAATATCATGCTCATACGCTTGGAAATAGGTACGCCTTTTTCCACAAAGACCAACAAGGTCGAGACGGCAAATCTTCTTGCGGAGAAAGGAGCGCAATCAGGAGCATTGAGCGTAAAAATGCCCACGTTCGCTTCGCCTATCGTTAAGGCGGCAAAGACCGCCTGTGGCCTCATCCAGAAAGAACACAAGTGCTACTGCTCAAAGTGGGATGACGCTGGGTTCTGGCTTATTAAAACCGATAGGTTCGACGCATACAAGGGAGCAATGGACAGGCGTATTGATGATGCGCAGTACGAAATCAACAAACTCGCTGACATGTGGGATATTGTCGTTGATGAAGAGCGGCAATTCAAAGGAGCATCGTACCGTGAGGACATGATGTGCAGTAGAGAGCAATTCAGTGAGGCTTTTCATGCCAGCTACAAAGTGCAGGCAATGCCAAACATGGAGGGAATTGAGATAAATTCTTTCACTATGCGGGAATTGAAAAGCGCATTGCAGAAGCGGAATGAGGATAATCTCAAAGCAACCACAAACGCCTTGCATGATGAAATGGCTGAAATGCTCGGCAAAATGGTGAAAACGCTAGGAGACCCTGATAAGGTATTCAGAAACACGCTGGTTGAAAATATCAGAACCTTGTGTGAACAACGTACTGCGCGTGATATGATGGATTCGCCAGACTTGAAGGCGAAATTTGACAGCATTAAATTGATGGTCGATGGCTATAATGTCAACGACTTGAGAAAAAACAAACACCTGCGAAGTGAAGCAGGACGTGAAGCTGAAGAGCTTCTTGAACGCATGACAACCGCTGGAAGCGGAAGGAGAGTATTATGAGTCATCAAAGCGAACACGAAAGCAAAGACATGAGCGAATTAAAGCTCATGGAACGGGCAATTAAAGACCTTGGTGGTACGATTGTACAGGCATCAACATATCAAGGATATGGAAGAACAACGCCTCCATGCACACACAAAATAGAGTTCCCTGATTGTCGTTATGACATTGGACTAACGTGTGAGGGCAACACTATCACAAAAATGTCTACCGATTGGTGGGGCGGTGATGTGGAAAAGATAGTTGGCAAGAAGTATGCAAAACTGGAAAAGTTCTACGCTGTAAACAAACTTGAAGTTGGAGCAAGAAAAAACGGATTGCGTACACGACGCAAAATTGTAAACAACGAAATTCACCTATCAACAAGAGGATGGTAACATGAAAGAAGTAAACATAATCATCAAAGATGGCGGGAAAATTGAAGTCGATGCTGTGGGATTCAAAGGGAAAGGATGCCTTGAAGCAACCAGCTTTATTGACAAACTCTTTGGAGTGCTGTCACGGAAAAAGAAGGGCGACATGTACAAGAAGGAGGTGGTGAAGAATGTCCGTCATTAAAATCTCTGACGGTGGGACGGTGAAAGCTCTCTATGACGAGAGCTTAACCGACTTTCTCACTATGTCACTTGGGGTAAATCCAAAAATCAACCGATGGTCAAACATCGAGTACAGCAATGAGCGCAATTGCTGGCAGGTAACGATGGCAGAAACAGGCAAAGTGGTGCATGAAGCACCAACCCGTGAGGCATGTGTCACATGGGAGAAAAACAAATACAACAAAGGAGAGTAAAATGATTCAGGAAATTCAAGACAATAACAAAATCGCACACGAAGTCGGAGAAGAGATAGCAAAACTACTTCACTGCATGGTTATCAGTGATAAATATCAGACCGCTTGGGGCGGGAAAACAGCTATGGGTCTTGCTCGTAGCATCGTGGAAGTAATCAACGGAAAGAAGGTATAAAATGTTCACAAATAAAATCGAAAATTACTACAGATCGGGGCATCCTGCCTTGATGGTCGTGAGTCACGAAGAGAGAAACATCACACGGGACGTGTCGAGCGTTGCCGTGAAAGTGCAGACTGACACAGGGCGTAATATTGCCTTCAGCTCGTGGTCGCTGGCTTCAGGGTTCAAGGGAGACTTGTTACAGCCTGACATGCAGGAACCAACAGAGATGTTGGAATTTCTCATGCAGGAGAAAACAGAGGATCACATTATCATGCTGGACGACTTCCACATGATTCTTGAAGATAGAAATCCCATGCTTATCAGGCTTCTTCGTGAAGCGATAGACATCTTCAAGACTCGTGGCGTGTGCCTGATTATGACGGGCTGTGCGTTTGAGTGTCCTCCTGAATTGCAGAAGATTATAATCCGTATTGATTACGATATGCCAGACAGGGATGACATAGCGCAAATTGTCAACACACTCATGCAAAACAAAGCGAATGACGTGATAGCTCCTTCGTCAGAAGATATGGAGTCAATCATTGACGCCTGCCTTGGCATGACTTCGGAAGAAATTGAAAATGCTGTATGCCTTAGCATGACCAGCGAGCGTAAAGTATGTCCTGAACTTCTGGCAAGTGAGAAAGCCAATGCCATAAAATCCTGTGGCTTTCTGGAAGTCATTGAGGTAACAAAGACGCTGGACGACATCGGAGGCATGGAAGGTGCGAAAGAATGGGTGAAGAAGCGTAGTCGTGCCTTCTCGAAAGAAGCAAAAGAGTTTGGGCTTCCCTCTCCAAATGGCTGGCTGATTCTCGGGCCAACTGGTACGGGAAAGTCCCTTATGAGTGAGATCGTGTCAAGCGTTCTGAATGTCCCGTTGATTCGTTGGGACATAGGCTCATGCTTTGGTTCGCTCGTTGGTCAAAGTGAGCAGAACGTAGAGCATGTGTTCTCTGTGCTGAAAGCATTCGGTCGCTGTGTAGTGTGGCTTGATGAAATCGAAAAGGCTCTCTCTGGCAGTGGTTCATCATCAAACACTGACGGCGGGACAAGTGCTAGGGTCTTCGGAAAAATCCTGACGTTCATGCAGGAGAATGATGGCATATTCTTTAGTGCGACAGCTAATGATGTTTCACAGCTTCCACCTGAATTGCTTCGTAAGGGTCGCTTCGATGAGATATTCTTCGTGGACTTGCCTAATGCGAAGGAGAGAAAACAAATATGGGATATTCATATCCGTAAACATGTTAAGAATCACGGCGTAAAGTCTACCGCTAATCTGGTCAAGGCTTCTGACGGTATGACTGGGGCAGAGATTGAACAGGCTGTTATAGACAGCATGTTTACAGCCTTTGACCGTGGCGACGTGGTAGACCAACTCACAATCATGCAGGCCATAGGTGAGAGCGTTCCTGTCAGTAGAACGATGGGTGACAAGATCAGCAAACTTCGTGCATGGGCACAAGACCGTTGCCGTATGGCATCTGGTGTAACAGAAACAGAAACAGGAACAAAACTAACAAAAGGGAGTAACAATGCAAGAAAAGTCAGCTAACATAGCGAAAATAAACAGCATCACATTCTCAAGACTCGTCAATACGGGTAACTATGAGAACGAAAGGTTTGAGGTGTGTATCTCACCAACTAATGATGAAATTACATCACGGGCATTGTTCAACGCGGCATATCTTGTGATAGATGCCGCTGTACGTGACCGCTTCGACAAAGGAACAGAAAGGAAGGTACGATGACAGTGATAATAATAACACTGGCAGTCGTGGTGGGGCTGTGCGTTGTCTTAGCTCCATCCTATACAGAACATGAGGCGTGTAAGCCTGAACAAAAAGAAGGAGAGTAGTATGACACAAGCAAAAGAAGAAGCAATCCGGTTTGTCAAAGACAACCAAACGCCTCATTGCAGGACATTACAAGAGGGCGCAAAGTATCTGGTTGGAAAATTAACCCCGCCTGAACTGCCTGCACCGTCTGTGTGGTGGGAAGTTCTTAAAATATCAAGGAGAGTAAGAGGTGATGGAAATGTTAATTGAAGCGCATGAATTACTATATTGCGAAAAGAAAATAGCCGTTAATTTTTTCACAAAAAATACGCAAACATCATTTAAAATAACCATTAAAGATGCAAAATACCTTTCTGGACGAATCAATTATCTATTAAAAATAATAGAGAAACGCGAGGCGCAAGATGGCGGGTAAGCACCAACGCCTGCAAGCATCTAAGCGTGATCGGGCTAATCGACAGTTAGCTCGAACGCTGGGGGTGCATCCTAAAACGTGGCATAGCTCGCATTTCAAAGCGGGTGCCATGATGCAACACACAATACATCACAAAAGGAAAATGATATGATATTAACAGAAAAAAGTCTAAGGAGTGCTGTTAAATCGCTAAAGCATGAAATATCCGAGCGACGAAAAACCGATAAAAGCATGATCGGGACATCTTATGTAAGATTTTCTGGATACTTCGGGTTGGGCTGGGATCACCCAAACCGGGAGGTGTTTTACTCTGTCTGTGCAACAACTCTCGGAACCCGAAAAATAACGAACATTCATCTATGCAACACTCTCTCTTATCCGTCTGTGGCGGAAGCCATAGAATCAATAGGAATAGAAATTCATTAACAAAGGAAAATGATATGACAGATATAGTATTTGAGGGAATTGACAGGTTCAATCGCCCTATATTCAAGGCAAAAGAACACCGTGACAGGTATGGAAGCACTGAAAAGTTATTCGATTACGGTGCGTCTGAAGATGAGGTTCTTGATGTAATAGACGAAAACGATCTTTGTTTCTTCGGAAGTTCATTCGGATGTGAACCTATGGGAACGCCAGCCTACGAAATAAAAATAGTAAGGAGTGAATAATGAATGACGAATGGCTGATTCCTATGCTGGAAAAGAGAAGCACTGATGGGATTCGTGTCCTGCTTGACCTGCTAGAAGCGGGTATCAAGAATGGGTGCGTCTCTGCCAATGATGTGAGGGAACGTGAGTACGATGAACCAAACATCATAGGAGGTGTTTTCAAATGTCTTCATAAGTTTGGATTCACTCACACAGACCAACGTGTAAAGACAACCAAAAAACGCAAACATGCAAGACGTGTGGATGTGTGGAAATTGGACATGCACAACCTTGCCTTGTCTGGCAGGAATGCAATCACAAAAACATTACTTGAAAGGATGCAAAATGAACAATCAAAGCAAACGCAAACGTATCTCCCTTTGTAGGTACTTAGAAAACGAACAACTCGAAAAATACATGCAAGCAGTACGAGAGAGGTATACCTTTTGTCCTAAATGTGATGATGCTGGTATTCAGGAACTTCCGTGTGGTATTTGCAAGCAGACGGGGTGGCATCATGTAAATTATGAATCGCTTGGTAAATGCAGTCAGTGTCGAGGCAGTGGGTTTGTTGAAACTATCTGTCAATATTGCGGTGGGTACGGGTCGATCAAGGTAGAGGATTTTTATGATCTCGGTCTTGACTTGGTAGCCACAGTGAATGACAACGTGCATAATATGAACGCAATATGGAGGGAAAAACAATGATTTTGCGCGATTACCAGAAGGCCGCCTGTAACGCGGTACATAAGGCGTGGTATCTGAACAGGCCACCAATGAAGAGGTGCTTATCTGTTCAAGCAACCGGCCTTGGAAAAACAGTGTCGGCCACAAAGATGCTGGAATATTATTCAGGAACAGGTGGGAGGTGCTTGTTCCTTGTTCACAGGGACAGACTACTCCAACAAACCGTTGAAAAACTAACTCAAAGCACAGGGCTTCATTGTGCTGTGGAGAAGCGGAAGGAAACGGCTATGGGTAGCATGTTTCCTATAACGGTAGGCAGTGTCCAAACCATGACGCAGAAGAGGCTTGAACGCTTTCCACATGACTACTACTCACATATCATCATAGATGAGGCTCACAGATCTTGTAGCCCATCATATACACGCATCCTTAACCACTTCAACACCGCAAAGGTCGTAGGCATCACAGCTACTGCATACAGGGGTGATAAGAAATCCTTGGGTGAAGTCTATGATGGGGTAGCTGGAGAAGAGTACAACCTGAAATGGGCTGTTGAAAATGGATGGCTCGTGCCGATTGTTGCACAAACTATTCAGGTGGACATAGACACAAGCCATCTTAGAGGCACAGGGAAGGACTATACCCTTGATGATGTGGATGAGTGCATCATGCCTTACTTGCGTGACGTGGCTAGTGAGATCAAACGTGTGGCGTCTAACCGGAAGATCATCATCTTCTTGCCACTCATCAAGACATCGAAGGCCATGACGCAAGCAATGAATGATGTGGGAATGACGTGCTGTCATGTTGATGGCAAGGATCAGTCGCTACTGCCTGCGTTTGAAGCTGGCGAATATCAGGTGTGCTGTAATTCCATGCTTCTCACGGAAGGCGTGGACATTCTCGACGTGGATTGTATCGTGGTGCTACGTCTAACAAAATCTACTGGGCTTTATACGCAAATGGTAGGGCGTGGTACGAGGCTTATCACGCATGAGATTGGCAATCTTGGCACTCCATGTGAGAGGCGTCAGGCTATTGAGCAATCAAGCAAGCCGAACATGCTATTACTGGACTTTCTCATGCACGGATCAGACAAAAATCTGTGTCATCCTGCCGTCTTGTATGCGGCTAATGATGAAGAGTCTGAACGCATGACCGAGAACGCGTCAGAAGGTGCGCCTAAAGAACTGGGTGACATGGAAAAAGAGGCGAAGGATGAACTACTTGACGAGCGTGAGGCGAAGTTAATTGCTACGCTCAAAGCACTATCAGGGAAGGAATCTCTGGGGTATGATCCTGTAGTACAGTGTCTCTCTCTCTTCTCTGATTCTATCTCTGATTGGGAGCCTTCCTTTGATTGGGAGAAAGCGGAAATGTCAACAAAGCAGAAGGAGGTTCTTGAGAAACAAGGGTTCAAGTGTGAAACGTGGACAAAAGGCTTTGCGTCTCAAGTTTTGGATGCAATGAACACAAGGCGTGAGCAAGGTCTTGCCACACCTAAACAGGTTCGAGTGCTTATCAGACAGGGCATTGAAAACGCACAGAATATGACCTTCGATCAGGCAAGTGCCTGCTTGGATAGGTTGAGTAAAACATGGAAGAAAGCAAAACAGTATCGTAACTACAAAAAAAGGAGTAAGTAATGACAACAGAAAACGCACAAAAACGCGCCGCAATGTTTGAGGTGTATATGTGGTATGAAACCCACAAAACAATATCAAAACTAAAGCGCATCCCTGCTATGATGAGCTGGGCAGGAGCAACTCACGAAGAAGTTATAGACTTCTTGAAAGGAATCAATTATGAAAAAGTCACATAATACAAACAGAGAACTGCCAGCAACACTACGCAAAAGAACACCTGAACAATGGGTGGAACTCCTTGAGCAAATCAAAGACAAAACGCTGAAAAATAAAGTGGGATGTCTTGTGTGGTGGGACTATTTCGCGCAAAGAACAACGAAAAATGCTGTGCCACATTTTGATGTGTACCGGAATGGATACGAGGCGGGGGTAAATAACCAACCAGATGACGATGATCTTATCAAGGCTCTTGATGTCATAGGATACAAGAACGCAAAAAAACGTGTAATTAAAAATCAAGACAAACCTTCCTTGACATCACAACGTAGATAGGGTATGCGTACAGGTGATGGCTTACTTTGGATTGATCCCCAAAGGACAGCCGCTACCCTAGCCCGGTTGCCATCGCCTTTCTTTACTCGCTAGGATTAAAACAGGCAGGGTTCTTTTTTCCGTGCCACATTTAGGAAAAATAATGACAGATTCATCATCCCTTCTACGGGAATTACACCAACGACCAGTTGCATACTATCCGTTGTATGCAGAAATCACAGGAAGTATACCAGCAGGAGTGCTACTTTCACAGCTCATGTATTGGTTCTCGAAGAAAGACAAATTCTTTAAGACGGCATCTGATATACAAGATGAAACGTATCTTACCGAAAAACAGCTTCGAGGTGCAAAGACTAAGATTAAATCACTGGACTTTATCACTGTAACCATCGAGGGATTGCCTGCAAAAACATACTACGAAATAGACTGGAACGCATACGAAAAATCGGTACAGACTACTTTGGACAAAAGGGCAGAACTAGAACCTACAAAAGGGCGGAACACTGATGTACAAAAGGGACAAGCTATTACTAAGAGTACTGCTAAGAATACTGCTAAGAAAAAAGAAACTGTTAAAGAAAAAATTTCTTCTTTAAAAGCAGATTCTTCTAGTGAGGGGGTTCCGCCGAAAGATGACATATTGAGTAAACATTCTGCGAATGGACTGGTCTTAGCAAAGTTCCTTCTGGAACGTGTTGCTGAAGCCAAAGGACGCAAGCTAACAAGCACACCAACTGCAAAGCCTATCGCTGACCTGCTCAAACAGGGCGTCACTCCTAAGCAGGTACAGGATGCAATCCTGTGGCTATGCAAGAAGTATGCTGAAGGTGCTTTATATATTCCAGAGGTTCAATCAGCCAGTGCCTTGAGAACAAAATGGGATCAGGTACAAACAGCAATTGCGAAGGACAACCCACCACCCAAACAGCAACAAGAACACGCCTACAAAATATATAAAGCACCACAGAAACTCCTTCCGTGGGCACAGAAGCTCTGGGATGAGTGCCGTGAAATACAGGTATGGCGTGAAGATGATCGTGAGTTCTGGGACAACGCAATACACAAAGCAAGACGTTTACCGCAACTAAACAAACTCGTTACTAAACATGTTGCTCAACTGAAAGGGCTATGAAATGAAAATGGTGACAATACCTGATAAGCGACAGGGACACGATGGACAAACGAGACAAAAGCCTCTGTATAAAGTGAAACATTTCTTGAGTTACGAAGTGAAGAAGCAGTATCGTATTGAATATCGGATGAGGGAACAGTACGCGGCAAGTAGACACAAATGCCTTGATTCGTCAGTTTGGCGGCGATGGAAAATCTGGGACAAATATAAAACAAGAGAGATTAGGGATCACGCATTAAGCGTTATTAGAAAAAAAGCACACCGTCAATCTGTCAATATATGGCAGTATCGAGCAGAAAAGAGAAGCAATGTTTGATAACATGCTGGATGCAGATATGATTGGTGAGTCTCCTGTATATGTATTGCAAGATAAAGTAGTGAAGGCACGAAAAGCAAAACCTTGTTTTTTTTGCTCTGAGAAAATCATAAAAGGAGAAAGCTATAGAAAGATCGTGGGCAAAGTGGACGGGGTTATTGAAACTCATGCCTATTGTGCGAAATGCTGTGGTTTCTACTGTTGCGCGGGTTGTAAATTCAATGCGGTAATAGACATAGAATATGAATGCGTCTTGGAAATGTCTCGATATAATAAAGAACGATGCAGGTTTTACGAAGACACGAAGCATGTTGCTCAACTGAAAGGATTATAAAATGACTGAACGATGTAAGAGGTGCGGAAAGTTTTTATGGAAAACTGATTTTAGTGGAAAACCGTTTCCTTGTGGATGTATACGATTCAAAATAGAGGACGAATATGGAGAGGAATATATCAGGTATGCCTATTCCGTTCAAGAAGTGGCAGAAAGGTTTGCAGAAGACTCGGATGACGAACACAACTTAATCGACAACACCAAAACAATACTCGTTGATGGAGTTCCGTACGAGCTTAGCGCAGAGGTTGCTGTTGACTATACGGCAACAAGGATAAAAAAGGAAGCAAACGATGACACATAAAAGCGTAGAGGCAGAGTCTTCTCTCTTGCGGATACTCTTTACTTCACATGACTATGCTATTGAAGTATTGCAAGTCATGGAGGAGTCAGGCGTAACAAGTGATTCGTTCTCTCATCCACAAGCACAATCCATGCACCGTGGGTTATGCTGTATGCGTGACGAAGGAATCAGAATAGGAGTTGATACCTTCCTAGAGCATTCTCGTGGGAACAAAAAATTACAAGCGTACCTGAATAAATACATGTCAGGGACTCAACCAGTAGAATCTCACAGATACTACATTGGCATAATTCGAGAGATGCACACGAAGCGCAGACTACATGATCTGTGTGCTGAAACGATGGCAAACCTAACCGACACAGAAAACAGCGAAGAGTTAGCAGGAGAGATGCACACAAAGCTGTGCGCCATGACAACGGTTGACCCTGTAGTCACTCCATGTATGGCGGCTGACAGTGTGTATAATCGCTGGGATGATGCTCGTAATGGCATTTCAATAGGCATACCAACGCCTTTCCAGTCATTCAATGCTCTCACAGGTGGACCACAAAAGGGGCTGTTATGCCTTCTTGCTGGCAGACAGGGTACAGGCAAGAGCATAATCATTGCTCAATGGCTCTATACGCTCGGTTCTGGGCTTTTAAGCTCTGAACCCATACCGTGTGTCGATTTCTGTTTTGAGGACGGCATAGAGCGCACGTTAGCCCGTGTTTCTGGTCATGCTGGTCAGTTCAATACTTATCACAGGGATATGGGCAATTCTTCTGACGAACACATGCTCACAGCAAGGGATGCTTTGGATGAAGTGAAGCAGTATCCAATCATCTACGAGGAGAGACCGCGTACTGTCCAGCAGATACGAGCACAGCTCACACGATTAAAGATGGATCACGGAATCAAGATAGCATTCATTGACGGATGGAAAGACCTGCTTGACGATCATCACAGATGGGATGCGAATAGGATAGACAAGTACAACTCACAGCACTTGCGGGATACGGCGAAATTGCTGGATATAGCAATTGTGCCTGTTCATCATCTTGTGAAGATGGAACAAGGGGCAACGATCACGGCAGAGAACATTCGTGGTAGTGGCCTTATCACGGCTGACGCTCGTATGGCTATTGCTTTGCAGAGTGACAAGGAACAGAAAGTATTTCACTTCGATCTTATCAAGACGAACTTCACGCCATTCGGTACGGTTGAGCTGACAAGGCACACTACGCCTTCTTCATTCGTTGAGGCTGGAGCACCGCCACCTGAACCAGAAGCAGAAGAAGAGGCTTGTCATCAAACACAGTTACCATTCGGAGAATAACAACAGAACAAAGGAGATACGTAATGTCATATAAATCAAATCCAAAAATAATGGAGGCTAAATGCCTACTAGCAACAAATGGAAAGGTTGCATACGATGCCATTATGAAAGAGATGGATAAATGAAAGACTATCCGCTAGACCTAACACCTGCTGGATGCATCATGGCACGAACAGGCATGATACATACCGAAGGATTCAGGCGGGGAAAGATGACCAGAAAGCAACATGACGACGTGCATTTTTTCTGGCTTGAAATGAACCAGACAACCCTATCCAAAGAGTTCATGGTTTACGAGAATTGCCTAGACCAGTCCATACGCATAGAACGATTCAATTACATCGTAAACAGGTTCAATGCGGTGATAAGAGAACTGGAAACACTCGAAGATATACGAAAGGAGTACATAGAGACATTAGAAGAAATAGAAGACGTAAACACAGACGAAGAAGCAGAATTAGTTAAAGCATATAATCACTTCATAAAAGAATATGGCAAAAGTTTTGCAAACGTTCTTGACAAGAAGTGAAGCATGGCGTATATTACGCATTAAATAAACAAGTGCAAACAAAAGGGAGTATATCATGGCAGAACTAAGATCAGTAGAAATTACAGAAGTAGGTAGTTTTACGGAAACACCCCACACTTACAAGAACTTGTCAACGACAGACGGCAAAGGGAGTTTTTCCTATCGCAGTCACACTGCATGGACAGTACCAAGCAGATCACATGGTAGCAGGTAGCTATATGGGTAAGTATTTCAAGCAAGAGAATGGAGAGTTCGGCATCAATATCTATGGCAGTGATAATCCTTCCATTGCCAAGCCGCAGGCTGAGGGACATGGTGGGCAGGCCAGTAGCGGTGGTGGACAAACCCGTTCTTACTCCAAGCCGCAAGCACAGGGTAATAACTCAACGCATGGGTGCCATTGAAGTGTTCACGTCTAAAGGAGAGGGTGACGTACTGAAGCTCACCGAAGAGTACGCCAAGGGCATCGTGGATATTGCCAAGCGTCTTGAAGGAGTTCAGGAAGTGTCTGTACCACAAGCTCAACCTCAAGCTAAACCACAAGCTAATCCTGACGGTGCGTATGTCAAGAGTGTGCTTGAAGAGCTTGGCTTTATGGAACAGGTAAAAGAAGGACATGCCGAAACACAGGTAATGTCTCTATGGGCCTCCTGCAAAGGTGATGAGAAAATGTTCAAAGATTCGCTGATTGATTCGTATGGCGAAGAAGTGAAGCCTCCTGCATCTGACGAGATGCTACCGTTTTAAGGAGGTCGCAATGAAAAAGAAAAAAGAAGAACCGAATGGATGACAACTGGTGGGAACGCCTTAAATAAACACAGGAGAAACATCATGCCAGAAGAAACAGTAGCAAAAAAAGAAGTGATTGAAGAAGTGATTGAAGAAAAAAGAAAGCGCAACTTGAATCATCTCGTATTGCTGATTGCAACAAAGGATCACGACACAGGAAGAACAGAGTATACGGAAATCGACCAGTCACAACACGACGCCTTGTATACGAAAGCAGACGCAAAAAAAGCAAGAGCAAATCTGTCTCCTGCCTACATTATGGCCATCACGGAAGAAAGGAAATTCAAAATTTTGGCTATGCGCCCCGTTATGTCGGAGAATATTATACTGCAAGATCGCACAGTTCTTGAAGTTCAAAAATAAACCTAACACAAAAGAAAGAAGAGAGTAATTATGAACACAGGATTAGTAGAATTAACAGTTAGCAACTTCAAAAAAATATCAGCCGCACGTCTTGCAAAGGATGGTGCCGTAACACTCATAGGAGGTGACAACGGAGCAGGTAAGTCTTCCCTGCTTGACTCTATACGCCTTCTTTATGGTGGAAAGCGTATGGTTGACGGAACCCTATTGCGTGACGGAACCAGAGACGGTGAAATCGTAGGAATCGAAGCAGATGGGACGGTAACAAAACTCACTCTTGGCACTATGCGTAAAACTATTGAGCGCACCGACGGAAGCCGTAAGCAGACAACAGGAGTCCAAGGAACATGTGATGCTAAAGCTCACTTGCTTTCTTATGATCCTTCAGAGTTCTTTGCGAGGAGTTCAGAATATCAGACAGGAATCATCCTTGACCTGCACGGCGTATCATTCGCAGAAGTTGATGCCGAGTACAAAAAGGTGTTCGATGAACGTACCGTGGTGAACCGTGAGGTGAAGCGTCTTGAAGGTGCGCTGGCTACGTTCGCGGAAACGAATGATATTCCTGAACAGCAACCAAAACTGCCTGAAGTTATGTCTGACCTGCTCAACAAGCAAGCAAACAACACAAGCAAGCAGAATGAAGGAAAGCATCATAACGATGCAATGTTACGCTGTGACATGGACGTTGCTGACATAGACAAGCAGGTGCGGGAACTGGAAAAGAAAAAGAAGGACATCTTGGCAGAGCGAAACACCCATGCCATTGCGTATGGTGAGCTTGACCTTGACAAACTGTACGAAGAGGGAGAGGAAATAATAACAGCCATTGCAAACAGCACACAGGAGAAAATGCTGTTTGATAACTTCCAGCGCTTCGAGCAGATGAAAGATGAACTTCACTCACAAGAATTTACTTCTGAACACATGTCTGGAACGCTTATTTCAATAAATAAGAATAAGCAGGACATGATCGCTGGTATCAAATGGGCTATCAATGGGCTGGCTTATGACACAGACGCAAATATGATAACATGGAACGGACGCCCATTGGATGAGGTGTCCGATGGTGAAGGCATTGTCATAGGGGTTGCACTGTGTATGGCTCTTCAAGAAAGTAATGCTGACTGCCTGAAGGTGATGCTCTTGCAGAATGCGGCGATGCTCGATGGATCAAACCGTGAGATCATTCGTAAGATGGCAGAGAAACACGGCTGGTGGATACTCATGGAATTACCGCACAAGGATGGCTGTGATGTAGTAGTAGTAGACGGTACAACAGAAACACAAGGAGAGTAGTAATGACGACATTCAAAGATTCAACCGGACAGATGCCAACACCATTGAAGAGGGCTATCGAAGCGGCCAGCAGTAGCCATGTAAGAACAGGAGACATAAGCGTAACAGAGTTGATTGACTCCCCGCTTCTCTTCTGGCTCAAGAAAAATAAGAGCGAAGAACTTGTGGTAGAATACGCCACACGTATGTTTGCACTGTATGGTACGCTCATGGCGAAGTTGCTCGAAGAGTATGGCGGTGATCTTGCAGAGGTTCATTCGGTTCGAGAACATAACGGAGTACGCATCTCTGGAACGTGTGACCTTGCTCTGGATAACGGGCGGCTGATTGACTACAAATTCAGCTCTGTGTTCGTAGCAAGTGACCCTAAGTCTGACATTGTGATGAAGTGGGAACAACAGGTAAATATATATCGCTGGCTCATGGTTGGAAGCGAAAACTGTAACCACATTGTTTCACAAATCAAAGAACTTGGTGTTGCCATTCCTCTGCGGGATTGGGGGCCACGTCATAAAGATAAGTTCCCTGCCGCCTTTTCATATATCTCTGTGAGGATGTGGAGCATGGAGGAGGTCGAAGCATTCATTACTGCAAGACTCAATCAGTTTGCAAGCGTTCTGTCAGACAACATCATGCCAAATATCTGTTCTGATAGCGAGCGGTGGAAACGTGACTTTGCTGTTATGAAGCAGGGTGCCAAGAGGGCAACAAAAGCAGGCTTTACTACTCGATCAGAAGCGCAGGCATACATTGCACAGAATCTTGATCCACGCATTTATGGAGTGCGTGATGCTCAACCGAAACGTTGCATTGACTACTGCGATTATGCCAAGTCGGGCTTATGCCCCTACGATGGAGACAGAGCATGATCGACCTGAACCTGAACGTCATAGCCTCTGCATGTTTCGAGCATATTTCATGTGGCAAAAACAAAAAGTACATTGGATTTGCTGATATTGAATACTATGCAGACGACCATAAGGCGGCGTTCAGGGTGTTCAGCCCACCCAAGGTACACAAGAAGTTCATAGCGTTGCCAAAAGACCCTGACAACGCACCTTGGGTGGATGGAGACTTGATTGAAAGAAAGAGCGGTCGCAAGGTTGGATACATCAAGACGTGGCAGGAAGGTTCTGGCATGAAAGACCCCATGTATTTTGGGGAAATTGAAAGATTGTCCAACAAGGACAAGAAAAAATTGACAATAAGATTAACTGATTAAGGAGTAACAATGGCAGGAATAAGCCCAACACAAAGAACACTGAAGGCAATGAGAGAGCAAGGAAGACTATGTGGGATCGTTGAACGCTTCCAGCAATTCGGAGGCAAGTTTGGTATTCGACAAGACCTCTTCGGTTTTATTGACATCATCTGCATAGACCCTGAAGACGGGATCGTAGCAATACAAAGCTGTGGACAGGACTTCAGTGGTCATGTTCACAAACTCACAGAGGAGCGCAACGAAGCTGTGTATGAGTGGTTGAAACATGCCCCTTGCGAGCTATGGGGCTGGCGCAAAGTGAAGCTGAAACGTGGCGGTAAGGCCATGAGGTGGAAGCCGCGTGTTGCTGACTTGCTTATCGAGGATGACGACATCGTTGTAAGGGAACGAAAATGAAACAAAACCTAAAGTCACCAAGTATCGGCCTACTTGTTTTTATGGCTATTATGGTTACATTCTTTGTGCTGTTAGATTTTAATGTTTGGAAACTAAAACATCCAACAGCACCATTATGGACATATTTTATAGGAGACTAACAATGAACGTACCGTGTGATTGTAAGTGGTGCAGGCATGAAGGAGAAGAGTCCTGCATCATGGCACCTGATGGAACGGATTGCCCTGTGGCATACATCGACCCGCTCTGGCCTAAAGCATCTTACAAAAAACTCAAAGGCAGAGCAAAGGATGATTACACGGAGCGTGTAGGACAAATACTAAATTCAATGAAGAAACAAAGGGAGCGATATAAATGACCAAAAATCTAATATACACGGTTTTTTTAGGACTACTAATTTTCTCTATAATGCGATTTTATACTAACAAAAGAGCAGAAGAAGAACATCCTCAATGGGTACATGATGAACTTGAAAAGATAGCAGAGTGGGGAAAGGAGAACCCATGAAACGTACACCCCTGAAGCGAACACCACTCAAACGGACACCGTTCAAAAGGAAACCATTGACGGCATCCAAAATAGCGCAACATAAAGACTGGATATATCAGGTAGACCAACACACAAAAGGACGGTGCGTGATGGACATGATAGGCTTACATCACTGTGCAGGAGTTGGCGACAGGCGAATGATAGAACATCATCACATATTAACGAAGGGTGCATATCCGGCAGAAAAACACAACCCGTTGAATGGGATATGTTGCTGTCCTAAAGCCCATGATACTTTCCACAAAGAAGGATTAGGGTTCGTGCTAAAAGTAATAACCAATGCAAAAATAACGCAGGTAGCGGAGTATATCTGCAAAACAAAAGGAATAGATAATGTCTGAATCAATTAAAATCACAAAAGCAAAGAAAAAAGAGTACAAGCAAGTACGGTTAAAAACAAGAGTCGGTGAGTATGAAACGCTAAAAAGAGGTGAGTCAGTCTTTGTCGAGTGTGACCACGCAAACGATGTGGAGATGCACAAGAAACGTGCGCTTGTCTATTATCATTCCGGCAGGCGCACAGACGGAAACAAACTCACGTCACAGCAAGTCATTCATGAAAAATCAGGAAAGACAGGACTTATAGTATCCTGTGTGAAGGCATGAGCGTACGCTGGATGCGGTGCTAATGATTATAAGAATATACAACAAGTGCTCTGTTTGCGGAAACGAAAATATTTGCATTTTTCAAGATGAAAAATGCGAAATAAGTAAAGCAGGCGGCGCACGAGCTTGCTGTTCACAATGCGGAAGGAACACGAAACCTGCCGTGTGGAATGAATACAATCCGGAACAAGCAGGTGTAGATGTTAACAAATAAAAAGGATGAATTATGACTAATTCAAATTGTTCGGCTTGCGGGTGCAGACCGCAAGTGTATATAAACTCTAGAAACAAAATGTTCATGGTCAGTTGCTACGCCAACGACGCCACAGCCATTGAAGACGGGGATGCTTATGATTGGTGTCCTGAAGAAAGAGAGACAGGCTGGCATAAAGAAGAAAAAGATGCGTGGGACGAATGGGAAAGAATAAATCCCGCTAACCAGAAAAGCACGAGCCCCGCAAAGTAGCGTAGCGGTTTTGTTAGGCGCAATATGGATAACGCTCGTGTATATCCACTATGCGCTATATCGAATTGCAAAAGCGATAGAAGATAAGGAATCTAACAAAAAAAACTCACCGTCAGCGGGCGGGAGGAAGGGAAAAACATGAAAGAAGAACAGAAATTAAAAGAGAACCACGCGGCGTCCGATGTACGGTGCAGTGAGGTGTTAGGGGTAAGGCCCTTCAACGTTATTGTGTTTCGCGAATCATTGGTTCAGTCAATTTTTGCGGACATAACAACTTTGGGGATGTTGTGTTTTTGTATTTGGTTCAGCGAAGGATATAAATTTTGGAACTTTGTGTGTTTCGTGATGCTTATCTTTTTTGTTTTTGGCAAAGCGTTGTCGAAACGAGGGAAGATGTTCAGAACTAAGTCAGAGTTGTTGAAGTATGTCGAAGGGCTACCTAACCAGAAAAGCGTGAGCCTCAAAAATGAAGTGGCAACATAGTTTTTGTAGGATCGACGCTGGCGTTGGGAATGCCCCGATCAACGCCAGCGCAATTAACAGGGGTGTGAGGAAAAGCAAAATGAAAACATTACACAATTCAGACGTTTCCGGTGCCCGGAAAAATGTGAAAGATATCAAGGTGGTTGGCAACGGCGACATGTTCAGATTGCTTTGCAAAGCATCAAGCGAAAACGAAGGTTGGATGAAGAGCACAAAAGCCATGGAGGTATCAGGTGGATGCGTTGTTCAAGTGACGACACAGCAAAGAAACGAAGATGGTTCTTATGCTGTTGCCGAAGCAATTACTTTTGTTCCGTGCGTCAAACTCGCAGACGATGTGGATGACGGACGAAAGTTGGTAGCAATATAAAAGACAAGGGAGGGAGGGAGAGGTTACACCCCTTTTCCTCCCAACCAAAAAAAAAGAAAATATGTTATGGAAAAAAATAAGAGCAACAAAACCCCCACCGCCGTGTGGTGACGCGGAACATTATTACTGGGTAGATAGTGGTTGGCCTTGTCCGGTATGTGCGGCCAACAAATATAAGCGAAAGGCTATGGAAGATCGTGAAGATTTTGCAGAATTGATAGCAAGTAAGATTGCAGAAAAATTGTCTAGCTAACCAAAATAACTGAGTGTCGAAATGGAGCGGTAGCGGAATTTCGTACGCTCTAGCGGGGTGTTAGGAGCAGAGGTGAAAAAATGATAAAGCGATTGTTTAATTTTGTAAAATCAGGAGCGGACAACGGATTCTTGTGTAAAAAAACATGGAAGAAACTCCTTGGTGGTTTGCAATGCCCAAAATGCGGAATGACTTTGGATGAAAAAGGATTCCTCTCGGAAACTGGAATTTTCACTTGTGGCATGGGACTGGTTTGTGAGTGCGGGTGTGACTTTAGCATACGGGCAAAAACACTTTTTGTTACGTGGGATATTACGCCTAACCAAAAAGAATCAGCGGAGGCGATACGACGTGCGCTGGATGTGGGTGTGCTAATGATAAACACAAAAGGAGAACGAATGAATGCTAAAGAAGTAAGGAGGATAGTATGTTGAAAATAGCAATTAAGTGTTTGCTCGCTGATTTGTTTTGGCGTGTGT